ATTCAGCCAAAAATAGCCCAATACAATTTGGTAAGTACTGAACTGGAGAAATGTGTAAACCAGGCTAAATACATACAGATTAGAGGATTCAACAATGAAACTGACAGAACTATCGGCACCTAAGCCATCAAAGCAAATAGCCAAAGTATTCGAAAGTTACTTTGGTTCACGTATTAGTTTTGACCAACTTACTCGTGGCCAAACTACACAGATGCTGACTCGTGTGCGCGGAGTATTGGGTGAGCATCGTGCCACCGCTGCACGTCACACCAGCGAACGTGACCCAAAATACTTGCAATTGGTAATGATGGAACAGGCTCTGACCAGCCGCTTGCAGGAAGAAAATTTGCCAATTGCCCCTGTTGCTGGCGCTGCTGCACAGCCCAAGCCTGCAGCCCCTGGCACCGCTAACAAAGATCCCAAAGTTGATGCTGCAATTAAAAAATCAGCTGCTGGACAAACACTCAACCCTGAAGAACAAAAACTTGTGGCAGCCGCTGCCATGATGGCTGCCGAAAGCCGTTTGCGCCGTGTGATGAAACGTCTAAACGAAAGCGAAGTTCAACAGGCTCAAGTGGTATTAGCTGCACAAGACATGGTTGACAAAATGCAAGGCATGCTAGAAGATGTTACAGAATTGCAATTCAAAGAACTGCCAGCTCTGGTTGATTCAATCAAGAATCAAGTGGGCATCGAACAAGCTCAACAATTCAACACAGATGCCACTGCTGCACTCAGCGGATTAGTCGGCAACCTGCAAGGTGCCAAACAACAACTGGATGCTGCGCTGAATGTGGTAACTGGTCAAGCTGCCCCTGGTGGTGCTGTTCCAGGAGCAGCGGATGCTGCCATGGCTGGTGCTGACATAGGTGCTGCTGGTGCAGACATGGCTGCCGCTGCCGACCTAGGTGCTGATGCCGCCGCTGCCGACATGGCTGCTGCTGACATGGGTGCTGAACCTCCGGCCGCAGCACTTGGACGAGCACGTAGATAATGCGCATAGATGAAGTTGCTTCATCTACTACAGATCCCAGCGCACTAACGGGTCTGGTGTCTTTTCTAAACGGTCGTGCCAACGATACCAACGCACAAAAACAAATCAGCCAGGCAGCATTTATCAGTCTGGCGCAGAGCCTAGACATCAATGTCAATGCTCAAAATTTGGGCAGTCTAATTGATAAACCGCCATTGAGCAACTTGCTTGAACCACTGGATCCCAATTCGGGTGTGATCACTTTCAAAGGTGCCGAAACCGGCCCAACTGCAATGCCAGTTGATCGAGCACAAGACATTGTTGCTGCTGCTGCCAAGTCAGCAATGAAACGCCCAATGTAATCAAACTGGTTGACTAGTTGGTGCATTAGTAGTATACTAGACACAAGGAACCAATATGGCATATTCACAAAAAGTTGTAGACCACTACGAGAATCCACGCAACGTGGGCAGCTTTGCTAAAGACGATGCAGACGTTGGCACAGGCATGGTAGGTGCTCCGGCCTGCGGCGACGTGATGAAGCTGCAAATCAAGGTAAAAGATGGCATTATCACAGACGCACGTTTTAAAACCTACGGCTGTGGCAGTGCTATTGCATCTAGTAGTCTGGTAACTGAAATGGTCAAGGGCATGACCTTGGGCCAAGCCGAAAGTATCAAAAACAGCGAACTGGCCCAAGAACTAGCACTGCCGCCAGTCAAAATCCACTGCTCTATCTTGGCCGAAGATGCAATCAAGGCCGCAGTCAACGACTACAGACAACGTCATGAAAATACAGCAAAGTCGAACTGAGCATCTTGCAGAATATGCACAGCATTTAAAAAATCTCAGGGACGAGGATCGTTATACCAGATTTGGGTATGCTGCTGGTCCCGCAGCAATTGATGCCATGATTCTCAACATGTTGTATCATCCGGATCAACATCATTTGTTCACTTACTATACAGATAATCACATTGTGGGATTTGGGCATCTAGCCCGCGAAGGCTCAGACTGGGAACTGGCAGTGAGTGTAGAGCACAGTTATCAAGGACGTGGCATTGCAAATCAGTTGATGAATCACATGATTGCCTGGGGCAAGGTACATGGCGTTCATTCAGTATTCATGCACTGCATTAGTGACAATCAACAGATACAGCATCTGGCCCGTAAACACGGCCTAAAGACCATGGAGCGAACTGGTCATGAAATTACTGCACAGGTCAAATTGCCCGATCCCACCGCACTAGATTATACCGCTAATTTTTTAAATGAGCAAAGAGAGCTAGCACAAGATATTGCAAAATTACAAGAAACGTGGTTCAAAAACTGGATGTTTCTAAAACATGATCACAGTAACTGACGCCGCCAGAAACAAAATCAAACGATTGTTAGAAAAACGCGGCGGCGTAGGCATACGTCTGGCAGTAAAAACCACTGGTTGCTCAGGACTGGCCTATGTGTTAGAATATGTTGATGCACACGACAATGACATTGGTACTATAAATTATGCTCAGGCTGATTTTGCAGTGTTGGTAGACAAAAAACACGAAGTGTATCTTGACGGTATGACTGTGGATTATGTTCGCCAAGGTCTCAATGAAGGGTTTGAATTTTCAAATCCCAACGAACGTGACCGTTGTGGTTGCGGAGAAAGTTTTAGAGTTTAAATGATAGTCAACAGATACAATTACGCACCCATCAATAGAGAAACCATAGACGGCAAACGACACTACTGTTTGCCCGACGGCAGCAAGGTGCCCAGCGTGACCACAATCCTGGATCGAACCAAATCAGAAGAAAAGCGGCAGGTACTGGCCAATTGGCGCAAGCGAGTGGGAGAACAAAAAGCCCAAGAAATTACCACAGAAGCTGCCAGCCGCGGCACACGCATGCATACGTATCTTGAGCACTACATGCTGCATGATGACATGAAACCATTGCCTGGCAATCCCTTTGCTCACCCTAGTTGGTTCATGGCAGCAGAAGTTATTCTGCAAGGCCTATGCCATGTGAATGAATTTTGGGGTGCAGAAGTTCCTGTTTATTATAGTGGGTTATACGCCGGCACCACAGACTGCCTGGGGGTGTGGAAAGGCCGGCCTGCAATCATGGACTTCAAACAAACCAACAAGCCCAAAAAGCGTGAATGGATTGATGATTACTTTGTGCAGTTGGCAGCGTATGCAGCAGCACACAACGAAACTCACGGCACAACCATTGACTGCGGCGTTATTTTGATGGCCCAGCAGCCCGATGTACTAGCTGATGGCAGCTTAGGCAAGCCTGTGTACACAGAGTACATAATCGAAGGTGACGAATTTGCACACTGGAACAATGAGTGGATGAAACGAGTCGAGCAGTACTACGCCACACGCTAAATATGTGATACTTCAAGGACTATCACCGTGGCAATTGTACAAATCTCCAGAATAACTCAAAGAAAAGGTCTTGCAACTGACCTACCACAGCCCTTGGCTGCTGCCGAACTAGGCTGGGCAATTGATGATCGCAAACTCTACATCGGCAATGGCACAATTGCTGAAGGTGCCCCGGTCATTGGCAATACCGAGGTGCTGACTGAATTTAGTGATATTCTCAGCTACGCCACTGAATACACCTATCAAGGCACCGCAGCAGGATACGCTGTGCAAACTGGTGCCACCAACGGAACACCCGAGAGTCAAAGTCTACAGTCAAGACTGGACAGCTATGCAGTAATCACTGATTTTGGCGCCACTGGCGACGGTACCACTGATGTCACAGCAGACATCAACCGCGCACTTTATCAAATATTTTGTCGTGAAGTAAATCCGCAAATTCGACGCAGCATATTTTTTCCCGCTGGCGAGTACATTATCACAGACACCTTGCTGATTCCGCCTTTCTGCAAATTGTACGGCGAAGGTGCAGAGTCAACAATCATCCGCTTTCAAGTGCAGACCTGGACCAACACCATTGCGTATGCATCAGGTGTGCTGGTCTATGACGCTGGTACTGCTGCCTACTACCGAAGCCTGGCTGCTGTGCCCGTTGGTACAGCCATTGGATCTGCCACATACTGGCTTGCAGAATCCTTACCGCCTTATATAGGAAGAACCACAGACAGTCTACAACAAACTGGTGCAAACATTGGATCCAACAGTGCCTTGCCGCCGGGGTCGGTTGAAGTGTCAGGCATGAGATTTGTAACAAATCAAACAGAACAAAATGGTATCTTGATTGAGGCCGCAGCCGACTGCGTGTTTGACAGTGTGTCTGTGGCTGGTCCCGGCACAACTACCACACTGCAAACTGCCACAGCTGATACCAGCTGTGTGGTCTGGAACAGCACCGGAAGCTACATCTGCAAACATGTGGTCTGGAACAACTGTGAATTCTCGGGCATGGTCTGGGGCACCAACACAGATGAACAAATTGAAGGCTGCACTATCAGCAACAGCACATTTGACACCCTGTACCAGGGTGTGTATCTTGGCAAGACCGTGGCACCGCCGGTGGGACCAACTGGTGTGCGAATTGTACAAAATACCTTTGACAATGTGTACGCTGAAGGCATCAGTATTGTGAATGTTGGACTCAATGCCAGCGCCTACAACACCTTTTATGATGTGGGCAACTGGTTCCAGGGTACCACAACACCAGTCACTCCAGTGATTGACATCAACGGCAACAACAATGTCAGCATAGGCGACATGTTTCAAAGAACCACTCAGTATGCTGATGGCCTGCATCCAAGAATCAAGCTGAACAACCTCAATGGCATTGCGCTGGGCATGAATGTCAGCAACATTGTGTTCTATGAAAGCAATGTGGCAGACCTAACAGCAGCCAATCAGATTGCAGTGGGCACATATCAACGCACAGCAGGCATACAGGACATCATTGCCAACAATTCTTCAGCCAACCTGGCCTACATCAGCGGAACATACATCAGTAGTTTTCGAATGGACTATACTATCATTCGTGATGTGTATCGACGATCAGGTACATTATCGGCAGTCAAAGGGCAAGCAGCACTGGGCACAGGATTTACCTACACCGACGACTACATAGAAAACGGTGCCACAGGAGTCACCTTGACGGCTGTTGCCGACGGCGCCAATGTGCGGGTTTCTTATTCTTCAACCAACACGGTTGCAGGCACAATCAATTATTCAATAACCAATCTCGGTTGATGTGGCCCTCCACCTTTGAGCAACGGCTTGAGAGTTGGTCACAACTCCGGAACCAGGCTGCCCAGACCGATCCTGAATCGGCACTGCACATGATCAACGCCTGGTGGTTTTGTGCCCCATGGCGTGCTTATCATTTGCACTGGGATGATCAACCCACCTGGCCAGATCCATGGCAATTATTGAGCGACAACCTGTACTGTGGTCTTGCTCGCGGACTGGGAATCGTGTATACTATAGCTATGCTAGATCGTGCGGACCTGCAGGATTCTCAATTGGTAGACACCAGCAGTGACAATTTAGTCCTGGTAGACAAAATGAAATATATACTTAATTGGGACGCTGAACAAGTGTTAAATATCAACCCAGGACCTTACAAAGTCTATCACAGTGTTAGTCAACAAGAAATAAAACAACAAATTAGGTAATAATGAAAACTATAATAGTACAAAAGCGCAACGGCCTTCGCGAGCCTCTAGCGTTGGAAAAATGGCAAACACAAATTGCAAAAGTATGCGCAGGCATTGCAGACGTTAGTCAGAGCATGGTAGAAATCAAGGCACAATTGCATTTTTATGATGGCATTACCACAAGAGAAATTGATGGCATTACTCTTAGAGCCATTGTTGATCTAATTGACGTGGAAAGTAACCCCGGCGTGGGGCACACCAATTATCAGTTTGTGGATGGCAAGCAACGACTCAGCATGCTGAGAAAAGACGTTTATGGCACCTATACGCCTCCTCACTTGTATGACATTGTAAAGACCAATGTGGCCACAGGCCTGTACACACCTGAGTTGCTGGAGTGGTACACCCAAGATGACTGGAACCGCATGAATGACATGCTGGACCATGCCAAGGATGAACAATACAGCTATGCAGCCATTGAGCAGTTGATTGAAAAGTACCTGGTAAAAAATCGTTCCACAGGACAAATCTATGAAACTCCACAAATTAGATACATGGTCGCGGCCGCTACTGTATTTCACTCAGAAGAACCGAACACAGCGAGAATGCGCTACATCAAAGAGTACTACAACGCTGCTTCAGACGGTCTCTTTACTCTTGCTACTCCTGTACTTGCTGGACTCGGTACTCCTACAAAGCAATTTTCAAGTTGTGTTCTTATACGCAGCGATGATGACCTGGATAGTATATTTGCTTCGGGAGAGATGATGGCCAAGTATGCTAGCAAGAGAGCTGGCATAGGTCTTGAGATTGGAAGACTGCGTCCCCTGGGCAGTCCCATACGTGGTGGCGAGATCATGCACACAGGTATGATTCCGTTCTTGAAAAAATGGTTTGGTGATTTACGTAGTTGTTCACAAGGTGGTATCCGCAATGCAAGTGCTACAGTGTTTTATCCAATTTGGCATCACCAGTTTGATGACCTTATTGTGCTCAAGAACAATCAAGGTACAGAAGAAACTCGAGTGCGACACATGGACTACGGTGTGGTGTTATCCGCCTTCTTCTGGAAACGATTCAAGAACAAAGAAAACATAACATTCTTTGATCCCAATCAAGTGCCAGATCTGTACGAAGCATTCTACAAGAACACTGAGTTGTTTGAAGAACTCTATGTCAAATACGAAAAGCGCAAGGACCTGCGCAAGAAGACCATGAGCGCAGAAGAAGTGTTCAAGGGTGGCATCTTGAAAGAGCGCACAGACACAGGACGTATCTATCTTGTGTTCATTGATAATGTGATGAAACAAGGACCGTTTGATCCTGAATATCACACCATCTACCAGAGTAATCTTTGCTGTGAAATACTTTTACCTACTAAGTCCTTTAAACGTCTGGATGACGATACTGGTCGTATCGCACTTTGCACCCTGGGCTC